AGGAAGTGAGGGAATGACCGAGATGAACGTCACAGAGGCGCTGCTGAAAGCAATCCTCGAACTCATCGAGAAGTGCGAAACGCTTGAAGAACTTCGCGAGAGCGTCAAGCGCATCATGCATGAGTAAACAAAAAGAGTAGCGGCACCGACCAAAGCCCCGCTACTCGCACCCGAGAAGGTGAGCCGGGAGCCTTACCCCGGCCACCTTGATTATAAACCGAGTAAGGCAGAAAAATCAAGGAGGAAACACTATGAAGTACGAAGTCTACGAAAATAACGGCGGCGCCGTTATGCTCGCTATCCTCGACGACGATTGCAAGCCGGCCGCCATTTTTGAAAACTGGGAGTATGGTCAGCGCGGCGTTTTGGCCGACGCACTGCAGGAGCTTGCCGCAGATCCGACGGCGTGGAGAGCGTGGGACGGCGACCTTGTCGAGCGCATCGCGTCCGAGTGGCCGTACAGCGGTGAGGCAGAGCCGCCCACGCTTACCGAGCTTTACGACGAGATCAGCGGGAGCGATGCATGCATCATTGACAGTGACGGCGATATGATCCCCGCACAGCGCATGGGCGCCGCGGCTCTCAAGGCACTTGGCCTGAGCCATGAGGATGACGATCAGTAATGCGTGCGGCAATCTATATCCGTGTATCAACGAGCGAGCAGGCGGCAGAGGGATATTCCCTCGCCGCCCAGCGCAAGAGCTTGATGCAGTGGTGCAATGGCCGCGCCTATGATGTAACCGGCGTGTATGCGGACGAAGGGATCAGCGCGAAGGACATCAAGCATCGACCGGCAATGCTGCAGCTGCTATCCGATGTGCAGGCCGGAGAAATCGACGTTGTGTGCGTCTGGGCGCTCAGCCGATTGACGCGCAGCGTTGCTGACCTATACAGCGTGTGGGATCTGTTTGCGGCGCACAACTGCGGGTTAATTAGCTACACAGAGGCTTTTGACACGACCACGCCGACCGGGCGCGCAATGATGGGCATGCTCGGGATTTTTGCTCAGATGGAACGAGAATTTACGGCAGAACGTGTCAGCGCGGCGATTGCCGAACGGGCAGCGCAGGGAAAGCGGACGTGCAATGAAGTCCTTGGCTATGACCTCGATGGCAAGGACAGCCTGAAGATCAACCCGGCGGAAGCGGAGCGCGTGCGGTATATTTTTGATCGTTACTTGGAATATCGCAATCTGTCGGCCGTTGCCGAGCTGTGCAGATTGCGCGGCTACACCGGGAAACGCGGTAGAGTACAGACTGCCGAATCAATCCGGCGGATACTTATCTGTCCGGTATATGCTGGCTACAACAGCTATAAGGGCCAGTTGTACAAGGGATGTCACGCGCCCATCATATCTGTCAAAGATTACAATCGTGTGCAACGGATACTACAGCAGCGAGGGAAGCGAGTCAGGATACTGTATCAGCAAATCAAATGACAAACTGCGGTGGCATAGGGATAATCATGGGGATATATATTTGCGCCATATCTCGCAATGCAGTAATACCAATGCATAGTGGCAATGCACACCATGCTTGACGTGCGGAGGGTCACAGGTTCAAGTCCTGTATCGTCCACCAAAGGTCCACCGTAAGAAATTGCGGTGGGCTTTTTTCTTTATCCGACTGCCCGGCGCAAAAATGCGCCGGGTTTTTCTTTCCAAATTTTGCACGGGCGATTGAGGTTTTTGCGGATCTGTGCTACAATGCTTCTGGAAATGCACCGTGCTGCGGTGCGCGATGGAGGTGCGGTGGATGGAATGGGACGAGTACTACAAAAAATTCGACGAGTGGGCAACGTCCACGCAGATCAGCCGCCTCAGCGCACTGACATCCTACGGCCCCTCAGATGAGGTGGCGGAGGTCGCGCAGGGGCTGATGGATGAGACTGCGGCCTCCCGCCTGATCCGCAGGGCGCTTGCAGCCGGCGTGCAGTTCACGGCGGGGGAGATCTGCGAGCTGGTGAATTGCTGCAATGCGGCGGTGATGAATGCGCTTTTGGAAAATTCGACCTGCGCCTTCACGCGCGAGCAGCTTGAGGATCTCTGGGGCGTTGTCGACGATGCGCTGCTGGAGCAGACCGCGCGCAGGTGCCGCGTGAAGCTGTTTGATGACGACGAGGAAGAGGAAGAAGAGGAAGACGACGAGCCTGAACAAGCGGAGTTTCCGCCGCCGAAACGCAGATGCGAGCCGAGGCTCGGCTTCTGGACGCTGCTTGGCGCCGCCTTGCTCGGCGCATCGGGCGACGGTGGGCACGGCGGGCGCTGCACCGGCGACTGTGCACACTGTCCGCCGCACTTCGGCTATCGCTACGGCCGCTGGTACTATGGTCACGGCCATGTCTACGGCTGCGAATTTGGTGGAAACCGAGGCGACGGCTATGACTGAATGAATCTGGGAGGTACTTATGAATCGGACGATCACCATCAAGGACGTCGGCGGACATGGCGATCGAACCGGACGATATCGACGTGAGCGACAGCGCAGTTTTTGTGTGGGAGATCCGATGAGCTCCGCAGCGTTTGACCATTAAAATAACCGATGCCGGAGCAACGGGCGTCGGAATGTATGCTTCAGGAGGAGACCTATGAAAGCACTGACCTATCTCGAGCGCGGCCGCTTTGCCGTGACGGAAAAGCCGAAGCCGGTCGTGACTGACCCGCGCGACGCTGTTGTGCGCGTGACGCTCGGTTCGATCTGCACCAGTGACCTGCACATCAAGCACGGCTCCGTGCCGCGCGCCGTGCCGGGCATCACCGTCGGCCATGAGATGGTCGGCGTCGTGGAGGCTGTCGGCGCGGAGGTAAAGACCGTCCGCCCCGGCGACCGGGTGACGGTGAACGTAGAGACCTTTTGCGGCGAGTGTTACTTCTGCCGTCACGGCTGGGTGAACAACTGCACCGACCCCGACGGCGGCTGGGCGCTCGGCTGCCGCATCGACGGCGGGCAGACGGAGTTTGTGCGCGTGCCTTACGCCGATCAGGGTCTGGATAAGATCCCGGACGGCGTTACCGATGAGCAGGCGCTGTTCGTCGGTGACATTCTGGCCACCGGCTTCTGGGCTGCGCGCATTTCGGAGATCACGCCGGAGGACACCGTGCTCATCATCGGCGCAGGACCGACGGGGGTGTGCACGCTGGCATGCGTCCTGCTCAAGCAGCCCAAGCGCGTCATCGTCTGTGAGAAAGACCCGACGCGCATTGCGCTCGTGCGCGAGCACTATCCGGACGTGCTGCTCTGCCAGCCGGAGGCATGTGAGGACTTTGTGCGCGCACACAGCGACCACGGCGGCGCGGATGTGGTGCTCGAGGTCGCGGGCGCGAAGGATACCTTCGAGCTTGCGTGGCGCTGCGCGCGTCCCAACGCCATCGTGACGGTGGTCGCGCTCTATGACGAGGCGCAGACGCTGCCGCTGCCGGATATGTACGGCAAGAATCTCATCTTCAAGACCGGCGGTGTGGACGGCTGCGACTGCGCGGAGATCCTGCGCCTGATCGCGCAGGGGAAGATCGACACCACGCCGCTCATCACGCACCGTTTCCCGCTCAGCGAGATCGAGGAGGCGTATCGTATCTTTGAAAACCGGCTTGACGGCGTCATCAAGGTGGCGATCACGGCGGAGTAACGCAGCGGGGAGGGCGCGCAATGACCAGAGACGAGCTGCAGCGGTATATATTCGATCATTACAGCACAGAGCCGGACTATCCGTGGGCCGATGCGCCGAACCATGCCGTGTTTCGGCACGGCAGCAACCGGAAATGGTTTGCGCTGGTTCTGGACGTGCCGCGCAATAAGCTCGGTCTGCCCGGTACGCAGATGATCGACGTGGTGAACCTCAAGTGCGACCCGATCCTCATCGGCTCGCTGCGGGGTGAGCCGGGGATTTTCCCGGCCTACCACATGAACAAGGACAGATGGCTCTCCGTGGCGCTGGACGGCAGCGCGGCGGACGATCAGATCCGGCTGCTGCTGGAGCGAAGCTATGCGGTGACGCTCCCGAGACCGCGCAAAAGAAAGCAGCCCTGACACCGCAGATACATAGAAACCGCGCAGCAGG